TTTTCGATATATACTTGCACTGTCACGATAGTTTTTCAAACCATTTACCGATCTAGGAAAAGCAATCTCTTCAACAGGAAGAGAGTTAAACTGTGTTCTAGCATCGTCAATAAATTTATATAAGTCGTTTTGATTACCATGAAGAATTGTTGGTATAGCTTCTTTCAATAACTCACGAACAGAGTGGGGAGTGGATGATTTAATCATCTCTAAACCCATAATTTTCATCTTGGGTTCGTTGTATCTAACTCCTTCTGAGTCCCATACGTTTAATATGTATCTTTTCTTTGCTGTCCATATACCTCTGTCTGCAATATTCTCACGCTTCATACTCATTTTTTGGTCGTACGCTGAAACGTACGTCGCCAACTCCTGATAACTCTTCTCAATAAATGGTTCCAGTTTTTCTTCGCATATCTTGTTAAGTAAGGAAACAATTGCTGCTTTGTTGCTAGACTTAGAAGCAAAAAATTTATTAACAAGAGGTCCAAGATTAAGATATATTGAATCTGTGTCAGATGCAATTACGTAATCCTCCTTGTCTGTACTGAGCAGTTTATTTAGGTAATCATTCATCTTGTTCTCTATCCAACGAATAGATACCTGACCAGATAAAGTTATAGCTTCTGCATTTGCAAGACGATAGTAACGAAAGTGTTCATTACCAATAGCACCATAGGCAGAGTTGAGAGAAATCTTCTTTGCCATCTGTATATTATTACAACGAGCAATCTCTTTTGTAAGTTCAACAGTAGGAGTTTTTTCATATTGTTGCTTTGCTTTGATCATTCTCTTCTTGAAGATGACTCTAGAGTCATACATCTTTTTCATCATCTCTGGTAGGAAACCATGCACATCTTTACGATACTGTGCACCATTAGCACATGTAGCATATTGTTTATCAATCTCTACCTTTTGATTTAAAATCCCCTCAACGCTCGCACTGGGATGTCTGCTTTCCCTGAGTGTCTCTGGGGAGATATTGTACTGCATAATAAGATGAGGATACAGAGAGTTGAGATCGAAAGACACAACCCAATCATAGAATCCTGGTTTCGGTTCTTTAACATATGCTCCTGCGTATTTTTCATTCTTTGTTGATTCTTTCTTTGGAGGTATAGCAATCTTACGTTTGTTTAGTTCATTGTAAATGTAATTGTCCCACATACGAACTTGACTGAATACATCTTCATAGTTGACCTTAGCATCATATGCCATGGTGTATGCGAGTTCAATCAGTTTCATCTTGTCTTCTAGTTTGTCAACTAGACGAACGTCATGAATGTTATAATCAATAAACTTTTGCCAGTCTTTTTCATAGAACTCTTTGAATGTATCGTGTTCAGAGTGATCTAGTTTCTTTTCTCCTAGTTCTACATTACAGATATAGTCAAGACGATATGATTCCTGATTAGAATAAGTAAACTTCTTGTATAGTTCTAGGTAATCAAGTGTAGATATGCCAAGTGTATCAACAGCAAATTGTTTACGACCTTTGATAAAGATCTCACGTTGTGATACTAATTTCCATGGTGATAATAATTTTACAAATTTCTCACCAAGTATACGATTGATACGATTACAGATGTATGGCATATCAAACAACTGTACGTTCCATCCTGTAATTACATCTGGAAAGTTTGCTTGCCAGTAGTCAAGGAATGCTCCCAACATGCTTTCTTCTGATCTGAAATGCATGTAGTCCACCATGGAGTCTTTGTTATCGTATGGTCTTGCCCCGAACACAGTAATTCTACCAGTGAAACTATCTTTGATTGAGATGGCAAGTATCTCCTGATCGGCAGATTCAATATCGGGAAATCCATTCTCTGCTGCTGTCTCGATATCAATATTGAATATGCGGATCTTGCTTGAATCAAACTTGAGTTCTTTTTCTGGGTGTTGTTCAGCAATGTATTGATATAAAAATCTTGTGTTACCATATATCTCAAAGTCTGGAACTTCTTTATATTGTTTTACAAAATCTCTTGCTTCTGCTATAGAACCAAACTTATGTGGTTCTACCCACTCTCCTTCTAGTGTTTTCCATTCAGAATATTTTTTTGTAGGCAAAAAAAGCGTTGGGTTAAAAGGAACCCGAACGCTATATCTGTCACCATTATTATATCCTCTTACGAGGAGACGATTTCCTGCTTGTTCAACACTTGTGTAAAACTTCATTCAAGGGATTTAATATAGTTTGCAAGTAGATCCTTACTAGGACTTACAATGGTAGTAATGTCAGTTGACCTGACTACTACCTCACGATCATCAGAGTTCTTAGGCCACTGACTTAGGTTACCTTCATAGTCTACCATAAAAGGTTGACGAAGTATACAATCAGGATCACCAGGTAATGTTTCACCTTCAACTTCATCAACCTGTGCGACTATCCATTCATTAGCTAGTCGCAGTAGATTCGCTGCTATCTCCATCTGTATTCTCCTCATAGAAAATTTGCTCATCCTTTAGACCAATCTCTTTCAATCTGTCAGCATAGTTCTTAACAATATTGTTGTCGGGATAAACGACACTAATAATATGCTCACCACTAATTCTATGATCTTCGATAGGAGAATATGGACACCATCTAGAATAGTTGATAGGTATAGTTCCATCATCATTGAGTTCTCCAAGAGTAAGTAGGTATGGATAAACCATTCTATACCCTGCTACCTTCTCTTCTTTATCTTTAATCTCACCAAACAAACACAGAACACGTTCTGAGGTTGTAAGACTAACGATTCTCATATTATGATTAGTAATCAATTCTTCATTCATTTGTTAGTTCCTTTTTTTCTTGAAGTTTCTTTTCATAAGCATCTTGTAATCCTGGTTCTGGACTACTGATTGTCATAACACAATCGTATGGAATCTTAAACTGCCAATCAGGAGAGTAAGGATTCCATTTACTAAACCTTACCTGATATTCCATACCAGATTGTTCAGTAAGATACTGTGGTGTGCTACCATCAAGAGTTAAAATATATGGTTCTTCCATGAGAAGACAGACACCTTTACGGTCTTTACCTTCTTCATCAAAGATCTCTTTTAATTCTGTAATAACACGATCACCTGTTTTAAAGGTGACAACAGATACAGCCATATTCTAGCACCTAAAATTAAATTTGTCAAAATATATTTCCATACTTTTCATTTCTAGACATAATGTTAAATGAAATAGAAACCTTATGAGTTCCAAAAGACACCACACTATGTGGTAGAGATGATGGAAATATAATCACCTCTCCCTCTACATTATTCTTTGTGTTGTAGTTCATCTCAAACAATTGATGTCCAGATTGGTAAAACACTGTGCCATTTTCTCCTTCTAGATGTAGGAGATATATGCCAGAGAATGTAGACGACGGATGTGTATGTGTCTTATGCCAACACTTACCATCACGATAGACATTATACCACATAGACTGCAGTTTTGATTCCTGTGGTCTATGTACGATATTCAAATTGGGATCCTCCAACATTTGGTTGAATGGATCCCATACTACATTATGATATATTTCCTCCTCCATGTCAAGAAGAATGTTGTTCTCCTCAAAATAGTTTGTAATAGAATCTTGATACTCACCTTTATATGTGATGCCAGATTCATTAGCATATATCTGAGGTAATAACTTCTTCTTTAGTTGTTCATGGTTTCTAACTTTAGTATAAAAAACAAAGTTAGAAGGAAAATTATATAGCATTAAAAATGTTTCTGACGTTTTTGTTTCTCTGGTAGTTCTTTCATCAATGTTATTGTAAGAAGTCCATCTTTAAATTCTACAGATTCAACTTCTACATCATCTGCCAGTTGCCAGTTACGTGTAAAGTTCTTGTGAGATATTCCTTTATGTGAATACTTTTTTTCTTCCTTAGAAGATCTGTCTGCTGAAATCGTTAAAACATTCCTTTCAGTTTCTACAGAAATGTCTGTCCCCGAAAATCCTGCAAGAGCCACCTCCAATATGGTTCTAGAATTAGATCCATTATAGATGTTGTAAGGAGGATAGTTTGTTCCTGATCCTGCAATAGCTTCAAGTCTGTTGAATGTTTCATCGAGTCCTAGTGTGAATGGAGTAAAATGCTCCCATGTATAGTTTACCATTGTGCCCTCCGTAAAGCGACGTATATTACTGTGACCCTTTCGGCATCACATTAATATTTTATAATTATAGCATAAAAAATGGAGGTGTGCAAACCCCCAAAAACCAATACGGTTTCTACTCTTCTATCTCAAAGAACCATTTAATGGACTTGATGTAATCAAACGTACAACCTATGTCTTTATCACAATTGACATTATATTTACGGTCACACAAAAAATTTCTTAGATCTTGAACAGAATCAAATCTGCCTTGGTGTCTTTCTTGATCATCGTATAGGTGATACTTCACGGTTCTTGTTTTTTTCTCCCAATATTATACTTGCTTTCTAGAGTCCATTCGTTTTTTTCTTTAAAACTTAACACTTTGATTTGATTCAGTGGAGCAAGGTCTGCTATCTTATCTTTACTAATACTATTAGTAGTTACTAATCCCCAATCTAATAACAACTGCACAATTCTATTCCTACGTTGAATATCATTCAAGGATAAATTAGTATTCTTTCCGTCTAATGCAAATAATTCTTTGAAGTGTACGATATAATACTTACCCTGTTTGTGAAGTATGTGACAGGATTGATATATCTTCTTCTCTTTTCTTGATGCTACACCTATGCGTGTTAATGTTTCACGAACTTTTAAAAAATCATCTGGTTCACTCAATGTAACTTCAACCATATCAGATTGTTTCCATTGAATCTCAAGTTCACCGTTCATGTTTGCCACCTTTGCTTAATGCTTTTTTGATATAATCTAGTTGATCCTTGGTAAGAATTCTGAGTGCTTGGAGTGCCTTATCGTCATTATAACCATAATACTCTTTTACGATCTCAAGATAGTCAATAGAATCTTTCTTTGTCCAAGGAGAGAATCTCTTCCTAGGTTTCACACTATTTATATAAAAGTCATACTGCAAACGCTTTGGTAGATGAGGGTTTTTGTTCATCTCATTAGCAAACAACACAGTGTCAGTAAAGGAACTCAGACATCTGTTAATAATATATGTTGGATATTTCTTTTCCGCATCAATATCATCAACCAATATGTTTTTCTTGGATTGATTGATGCTGTATAGGTAGTCTTTCAGTTGGTACATTGTTCCAGTGGCGGATTACTCCGCTAATAATAAAGCAGTTAGTGATAAGATAGCTGACAAATATAACAGTGCGTACCACAACCACGTAATTGTCATATTCTTTTGTTCTGTCGTCTGAGAATGATCCGAGTGCATATTTCCAAATCTCCCAGAGTTTAAAATTTCGCATTGACACTTACCACAGTTGCATTCGGATTTCTTGCAAGTGCAACCTGACGTGCATCTTGATAGTCTTTAGCAATCACTTCTTCTGTGAAGACTGTTCCTGCTT